GAAAAGGTTGGAATTGGCTCACTGCCGATGTTGATCCAATTCCAGGAACAAAAGAATTTGATGATGAATATCGTCAGATACGTAGTAAATATCTACGTTTACGTAAACGAAAGGAAGAATATGAAACGTATAGAAAAAATCGGTGATGTAATGATCAAAGGTTTTACGTTACCAATCAGAGTGTGCATTGGTCTGTACAAGTGTATTGAAAAGAATACACCTGAAAGATTAGAGATGCCATTTGAAATCAAAAGAAAGGAGGATAACGATGGAAGAAACAAAGAAACTACCAGTTGCTGAAAGAGTTGAGAAGAAAATGGGTATGGCTAGATATATGTGTGAGCTATACTTTCAATGTGCAGCTATGGTAATGAAAGATCCAAGACATTCTAAGTTACCTCAGTATACACAAACTTCTGCGATTACTACTGTGTTCATTGCTACTAAAGAAGCATTGGATAAAGTAAGAGAGAAGAATGCTACTGAGACTGCTGAGATATTAGAAAGTATGTCTAAATCTAACGAACAAACAGGAAAGGTTGCTTAATGACTGATAAAGTTATGAGACCAATACGTAAAGAAGAATATGCATATTGGGATTACAATACTGATTCAGAGTATGAAGCAAGAAAGTCTAGTCTGAAATCTGAAATGATAGATGAGATTGATGAGATCTCAGAAACAAACTATCCAAAGTTTCAGGCTAGATTAAAGCTTGATACACTGATGGACGAGATAAAAACTAAACATCAAGAGTATCATCAATTTGTTACTAACAAAAACATGATCGAACAAGAGAAGAAAAACAAGCTAGATAAAGCTGTTGATCAAATGTACGAGCAGTTATTGAAATGGAACAAAGAGAGAAAGTGGACAACTGATATATCTAGAAAACTTATCAGTGATCCAAAAGATCATGAAGCTCTAATCAAGAAACTATGTAGAGAAGAAACTGAGAAAGCATATTATGCTGGACCAAAAGGTAAAGCATTGCAGCTCTTAGAAATATCTAAGAAAAGAGCTAAACATATTCTTAACTCAGGACTACCTCTTAACGTAGCAGTAATGAGAATAGCTGAAGAAGGTGCTAGTCAAAAGATTAATTTTGAAATACCACAAGATGTATTCAATCCTGCTTTTGCTATTACTAATAAGAAATAAACTATTGGCTATTGCCCAATCTCGAATGGTTGGGCAATGCCTAACAGAAAGGTTGTTATGGAAGAAGGTACACAAGACAAAGTAAATACTTTGATTGCAAGACATATTGATAAAGTGTCTGATCTTAGTAGATCACAGAGTAAAGTAATATTGAATCATGATGATAGAATCAAAGACGTAGTAAAAAGTGTAAAGTTTTTGGCTATGATTCAAATTGCTACTTTAGTAATCATTGGTCTAATTCATGCTACACACTCAGGTTGGTTTGACAATATAGGGTGGTTGCAATGAGATTAGATGAACAAGAAAAAATACTAAACAAAGCATCTGACAAAGCTGTTGCACAAGTAATTAAAGAGAGAAAAACTTCTCGAAGAAATCTAATCAAAGAGTGGTTTAGATTTGCAGAACTTGTCAGTAAACAAATTAAGAAATACTTATCATAGGAGTTATATGCCAAAGAAAAAAGTAAAATATCATGGAGATGATGAACAAAGAAACTCTACATATATGTTTCATAATGAAAGATATGATATTCAACTATTTACTAATGCAGATGGTTGGGATCAAGCTATGATGAAATTTGATATATGCAATTTTCCAAACAGAAAAGAATGGAAAATATTTTTACAATGTGGAGTACAACCTCATGAGTAAATTAATGGAAACAAATGAATTAATGTTAGCTATCGAACAGATGCTCATTAAAAACCTGAGTGCCTCAATAACAGGTCATGGTCAATGTACAACAGATAGTTGTGAAGCTGATTTTGATGCAGTTATTGATGGTAAAAGATATAATATAACAATCGAACAAATGGAGGATGATGATGATTAGAGTACCAAAAGAAGTGCACAAAGCACTAGGAACTTTGTTAAAATATAAACTTATCAATGAACAAGATATGTCTGTGTTTATTGAAAAGTATATGAAGAAAGATGCTAGTCTTAGAGTAGTACAACTTGTACAACCAAGAGATGCTACTGTAGATTTGAAGCGTAAAGCTTTAGATACAATAACTAGCAAAGCTACAATGGCTTTGACATTTGCAGAGACATTGGAGTTATTAACTAAGAATCATGGAACAGCACATACTGAGAATGCTCTTAGATATGTAATGAATCTATTGGTTCAAGAAGGCAAATTAGAACAAACCAATGTAGATGGTAGAGTTCTATATGCAAGAAAGGACAAGTAATGTATAAATTATATTTATTCAAAACTGATGGGCATAAAGCAGAGTATGAATATAAGTCTAAACCTACATTTGAAGATATGTATTCAAAGATAGGTTGTAGTATGATTGAAATGTCAACTGCTAAAATGCCTGAGTATTCTAACAGAAAAGATGGATATACAGATATCTATTTTGATGAAGAATTTTTACTCAAAGGTGAACCTATAGTAAATCAATTTGTGACTAAAAGATGGCGTGATTGGTTAGATGCTACAGGTAGAGATGCGTTGCCACCGAAAGTAATTTGTGGTAATGTTGCTGTAATCAAAAAGGAGAATGATGAAGCAGCGTGAACCAATAAAAAATCCAGAGCCTCGTAGTTTAAGCGAGGTTCTGAAAGAATGTCATGATCTAGTTGCTGAGTTGAGAGTAAAATTAAAACTTAAATGTGATGATATACTTCAACTACGTAAAGATCTAGATATGGCAAGAGAAGAAACTCAATTAGCCGAACTTAGATACAATACATTGAAAGATGCAGTAGATAAAGCAGCTAATGATAAACTTAACAAAGCTAGAGGAGAACTAAATGACTGATCAAACTAAACATGATATTGGTGGTTTGCAAACAGAAAACAAAGCAAGAGCACACGAAATACGTAAAGCAGAAGATGCTATGAGTGATGCAATGGAGTCATTGTCTGTAATAGATAATGCTATATCTTGTGGATTTTTATTTGACAAACATTCTTTGATATTGCAAGAATGGGCAAAAGAATATCGTCAGGAAATAGAAAGATGTAAAATGTTTCTAGAAAATGTAGGAGATGTTAATGGCAAATGATGGACAATGGAAAGCTTTAGTTGCTAGTAAGCAATTAGAGATTGATAAATTAAAACGTAAAATCAAAGAAATGGAGCAAGAAGATGGACTCAGAAGTTCTAAGAATCGAAAAAAGAATAAAAGGTCTGAACAGAGTGACAGCAGCGATAAATGATTTATCTATTTATGGGATATTTTATGGAAACTATCCTGAGTTAGTTAAAGTATTAGAAGCTGCTAAAGATCATTGTAAAGTAGAACTTAAAAAATCTAAAGAAAGATTAGAAAGTATTAATTATCCTTCACATGATGAAGGTGCAGAAGCTGTTATACAACAGTATATGCAAAAAGGTACTTAATAAAATTCTATATAAGCCTTGAGATCTCGGTAAAATATTGCAGCCAGGCTTCATTAATAGATACACCCATCAGGGAGACTTGGTGGGTGGCTAAATTTTGATAGGTGCACAGCCATTGCTAGCATGATCCAGGACTAGCTGTGTGCCTTTCTAAATTTCAGTAATTTTAACAATCCAAGATTTAGGTATCATAGTACGATCACCAAAGGTTATTGTACCATCATCTTCTTTATCGTAACTTGCAAATAACTTTATTGACTTACGATCTTTAGAGAAGATCCAACCTTCATTAACTGGTGTAGCCAGTTTCATATTTTTAAATTCTTTATCAGATGCCCAAGCACTATCACTTACACAATCAACCCATTCAACTCTGACTTTGGTATAGGGTATATCATTAGAGTCCTTGTCTCTAACTGATTTTTTTTTTTTAGTGTAACGTCTTTTTGTCATTAGCTGCCCATATATATTGTTCTATTTCATCAAAAGGTACGAGAGCTTCGCCTTCTTCTTCAAAAACTAATTGTAAGTATGTGCTATAGATAATGGCAAGTGCCATTGCATCAGCAGCTTTCAGTGTAAGTTGAGGATTTTGTTGTTTAATAAAATCACCTATAGCATCAGGTTTTACATTCCTGAGAAATTTATCAGAGTAAGCTTTCATTCGCTTTGGAAATTTTATTATTTTAGTCATATTTACACGTACCTCTGGCGAGGATAACTTAAATAACTATTTGGGTTGCAGTAGAAAATCAATGTTTTTTTTAATCTTAGGTACAAGTTTATTATAAACATTAACCCAAAGCATAGAATCATCATAGAAAAAGTCCTTGTTTTTCCACATTTCGTGGTAATGATCATAGAAAATACTACATATTGGGATAGGATCAATATCTATTTTGTTCCAAAAATCACGTTCTGACATACCACAGTTGTGTAATTGATGATGATGTTTGACACAAAGTGGTATTGTAAATTGATCACCTACTTTTTGTCCTATGCCTCTGTGTTGTGCAAATTGTATATGATGTGCATTGCAGCCATTTTGTTGACATATTATACAAGGATTACTTGCTACCCATTTGAGGTATTTTTTGTTTTTTATTTTGAGTTCCTTGTCCTTTGATAGTGTTATGCACTTTCGTGTACCCATAATATATTGCTAATCTAGCTAAACCTTCATGTGTTCTATTTGATGCTTTACGTTCTGTCAATCCAAGAATGTGAGCTATCTCAATTATGCCATAATTAAACCAACAAAATAACTTCATACACTCAGCCATTGATGGACCAATTTCATTATCACAATCTCTGACTGCACATGCAGCTCCAAGAGATGAAGTAATGAAGTCAGTATTAGAACCATCTACTCTATCTTTTAAATAGTTACCTGTGCTGCCACCCATAAGTTCACACATTAATCTATATCTAGAACCTGCCTCATATTCTTCCATAGATATGAGTTTACGATGAAACATATACATTAGACGAGATTCTCTAATGTTTAACCAAACTTTTTTCTTGTCTCTAATAGTAGAAATAAGTTCAGGTTTTTCTATTTTACGCATATGTATTTGTATAGTTATCTTTTGCTTTATCAACAAAAGATCTAAATTTATCGTTAGTATTATACAATTTGTATAATCTAAATACACGATTTTTATTACAACAATGATGACGAGCTATAAGGCTTTTACACCCATACGCTTTCGTAGGGTGCAATAGCCAGGACAATATAATAGATAAGTTGTATAAATTATAATGTTCTTTGTCAGTTATTGCTGATTTACCTTTTAACATATCTATTGGTATGTTATAGGTATGACTTATATATTTTTGAATATTAATAACCATGAGGAGATAATTATGAAAATTAAATATAGACATTCTGCCTCCAAGACTAATACGTTTATTGATAGTCCACCATTTTGGATCATCAATGAATTATTTGATTTTGAGTCAGAACCTAATGCAAGAATGGTAATGGGATTAGCAGCTGAGGATGCTGCACATCATGCATTATCAAACCAAATCAATGATGAAGATACTATCACAAAGAAAGCTTTTGAACAATATACCAGTGAACACAAAAGAGATCTTACAGAAAGTGAATGTGAATGGTCAGGTATCATTGCTAATAAGTTTGTTGAAAACTTAAAAGAGTTTGGTGAGGTCAAATCATTCCAGAATGAGAAGCAAATATCTGGTGAAAAATATGGTCTAAAGTATGATGTAATAGCTAAAACTGACTTTGAGTTTGATGAATGTATCGTAGATACTAAAGCTACAGCATATATTAGACGATTAAAAGCAGGTCATGTAGACCCAAAATGGTATCCAAAACCTGCTGATGTACGTCAACAATGTCTATACAGAGATATATTTGGTAAGCCTACAATGTTATTGTATTGTTCTCCCAAAGATGTCTATGTTGCAGATATGGTAGATCGTACAGATCTAGGTGATATTATCAATGCTATGAAGCATATCGAACATATACTAGAAATATGTAAAACTAAAGATGACGTTGTTCGCATATTTCCTTTGATATGCGACAACTTCAGATGGAAGGGTAGTCCTGGATCTGAAGAATTTGCTAAAGAAATCTGGACGAAAGTATTAAAATAATCTATAAATACTTATGCAAAGATTTGGTAAAATACTAAATAAAATAAACAGGAAGGTTCATATGGAAAATGAAACATTCGAATGTTCGTTTCGTAAAGCATTCGAGAAAGATGATGGTGGTGTTACTGTCTACGTTACTAAAGACGATGGTACAGATATGACTATCTATGGTGAAGCTATTGGTACTCAAAGATGGCAGAAAGGTGCTAGATTGAAGATTGCAGCTCAACCAGTAAGAACAAGTAAATCAGGTAAGCAGTATCAAACTGCAAGTATGATTGAATTGTTAAGTGGTGAAGTTGCTGTACCAAATGGTGCAACACCAAGTGCTACAGGCAAAGATCCTGCTGCACAATGGAAAGAAAAATACAGATTAACTATGAGTAATTTATTATCTGCTGCTATACAATCTGGCAATGACGTAGACTTTGACAAGATTGATGGCTATGTACGTAAGATATTGAATGCTCAATACGATGGAGACGAGGCTCCATTTTAACAGAATCATTTATCTCCCTCTAGAGTTAATGATCGTTGCTGGGTGGGTGCTCCCTGCCCAGTAACAGAAAGATCTTATGGACTTAATACTTCTAAATGATGGAGTGTATAGTCTAGTACCAATCACAAAACAAATGATAAAAGGAATTGAACTCTTTACTGAGGTCAGTTGCTTTGATCTATGTGATATACTAAGACTACACTTAACAACATATTATGATGAAATAAATCGACACGTAATGAATGATGGAACAGGAGATTTTTTCGGATGCATTTGTTCAAATTAGAACTAGAAATGATGGGTATAAACACTTATAATAGGGATGATTTGGTTTTAAAATTATATAAATTATATTTAAAGGAGGACAAGAGTGATTACAGAGAAGCGATTAGAAGAATCCTTAAAATACCTAGCAGATACAGATGAAGAATCTGCAAGTGCTAATGCTAATGTTAAGTATTTAGATAGATTACTTAAACGTAAAAAAGCATTACATATAACTGGTAACAAGGAAGATAAAAGTATATCTGCAAAAGAACAAACATATTATGCTAGTGATATATATAAAGCAGCAGTAGATGAGTTGTTTGATGCAGAAGTTAAATCTAATACATTAGATAATAAAAGAGATAAAGAAGCTCTTATTATAGATTTATTTAGGACTCTTGAAGCCAGTAGGCGTAAAAATAATATATGATATATAAATTTAAAAGATGGGTTGTCTTACCTGCGTATGCTGAGATTATTATTTCAGCAGACTCTGATCAGGAAGCATTAAAGATAGTCCGAGCCATAGATCCACAAACTTTAAATTGGCAAGAAACAGATCCTGCTGAGCAACGAATGACCTATGAAGTCATAGATGAGAAGTCCTGAACAAAGAATGTTTCTTAATGTAATAACCCAAGCAGTGCATGACGCAGCATATAAAGGTTATGATCGTTATTATGAATATCATCGAGATCAAGCAATCGCTTGGCTTACCAGCAATTCACAAGATTTTAGAGCTATATGTGTGTTAGCAGATTTAGATCCTGATTACACATATTTAAAAATGACTAAAGCTATAAAGAGTGATATAAAACAATTACGTAGAAACTATTATAAAAAACAAAAACCAGAACGAGAAAATCGTCCTGGTCGTTATAGATTGAAGTTTTAATGACTGATATAGATATGTTTAAAGATATGACTTATGATACACTTAATAAACAAGTAGATGGTAATCATTATTCAAAAATGAAAGTGCAACCTGCATATTTTATTAATGAAAATAATTTACCATTTGCCGAAGGCAATGCTATTAAATACATTTGTCGTCATAAAAATAAAGGTAAAAAGAAAGATATAGAAAAAGCTATTCACTATCTAGAAATGATTATAGAGAGAGATTATAGTGCTTGACTATGGTGCAACATCTGTTGCTCTTTCT